CTAAAACATTTGCAATACCTCCAGTAGTAGCGGCTATCGTTAATGTCTGAGGGCTAGAACCAGTGTCAGGCGTAAGGGTTACGTTAGAACCAGCAACAAACTTTACGTCTTGAGTTCCAGATCCAGCACCGCCAGTAGTGTTCCTAAGTATCGCGTCGCTACTGGAGTCTACGAACGATAAGGTTGTTGTGTTTTGAGTATCTGTATTGGCTATGTACGACGGCAACCCAAATGTACCGTCATGCTTTAAGAAATGTCCTGCTGTACCTTGAGCAGGAACAAGGTTATTGTTTCCCGTTCCTAATAGAGTTCTTATTTCTGCGGCTGTCTGATCTGCGGTTGCGCCAGATTCAATACCGTCTAACTTAGTGCCGTCAGCAGCTACGTCTCTTCCATCAATAGTTGAATTGGTTGTTACTGCTCCGCTAAACGCACCGCCAGCCAGAGGCATTGCAACGTCTGCTTTAGTACCTTGAGCGGAAGTAGCGTAAGCGGATGAATCTGTTACTGCCGCTGTTCCTAAGCCTAAAGCGGTTCTAGCAGCCCCTGCTGTTGTAGCTCCTGTTCCCCCGTTACCTATAGCGACAGTACCCGTTACGTTAGCAGCAGTACCGCTGGTGTTTTGGTTAAGTGTAGGAAAGGTGCAGTTCGTTAAAGTCCCAGAAGCTGGCGTACCCAGTGCTGGGGTGGTTAAGGTAGGGCTAGTTAATGTTTTGTTAGTCAGCGTCTGGGTTTCGGTAAGCTGAACTATATTGGAGTTTGTAATGCTAGCAATCTTTGTAGAGGTCGCTGCGTTACCAGTTGTGTCCGCTGCAATCGCATCGGTTTGTGTAGTTACAAAAGTATGGATCTGGTCTCCCGTGGCAAGAGTTGTTGCACCGTCTGATACTGCGGCTGTATCAAGAACATCTGAGTCGTTTGCTAGCTTTATCCAATTTCCTCCATGGGCAAAATAAGCTGCTCCAGTTCCGTGAACGTGAGCAAACATACCATGATATGTAGAGGCTGAAGGTAAATCGCCTTCAAGAGAGTAAACGTTAGAGAATAATACCTTACCTGTAGTGGTGATATTATTACTCCCCATATCAATAGCCCCAGTAAATGTCCCTCCAGACTTAGGCATTGCCGCGTTAGCAACAACAGAAGTAGCTGCCCCATTCGTAGTGTTTGCGTCTATTTCAGCGAGTAGAGTGTTTGATAATTTATCTTCCGTAACCGCATCATCTGCTATTTTAGCGGTAGTGATAGAACCATCAGTAATGGTAGGTGTTCCAGGAGCGGCCCAAGTTAACCCCCCCGTGTTACCTGACTGAGCGGTAAGCACATATCCGTTGGTAGGGTCGTTAGAAACATTGAGCTTCGCTTCGCTTATAGAATCGTCAGCCGCTGAAGTTCCAGGCGCCACCCAAGTTAACCCCCCTGTGTTTCCTGACTGAGCAGACAATACATAACCGTTAGTGGGGGAGTTAGAAACCTTTAGTCTTGCTTCGTCAACTATATTGTCAGCTATGGTAAGCGCCGTGGCGCCCGTGACATCTCCTGTATGAGTGGCATTCTCTGCCTTGGCTGTATTCGCCACAACAGCAGAATCTGAAGCAATGTCAGTTGTTTTTGCTAAAGTACCCGTTGAGGCTGGCAAAGTAATGACTGCTCCGCTACCTGTATATTGTAGTCTTGCGCCACCGCTAGATCCATGTATGTAAAAAGCAGTTCCATTCTTAATGTTCATTTCCGCTAGATTAGCGGTAGTCTGACCATTAATCTCTACAGCAGTAAAGGCTGTTTCTACACCTGCCTCACCTGCCGCCACCACAAAGTCCAATTGACCAGGGCTTGTCTCAGTGACCTTTAACTCTGTTACACCTGACTTCAAATGCGCTGTGGTAGATGTCAGTTCAACCTTTGAGTCCCCTGCATAATTTAACTCAGCCTTTAAAGCACTAAGATCTAATCTTCCTTCGGTTGTGTTTGTCCCTGACCCATCAGTCGTAAGTGTCGTCCGTGTGCCCGATTTTAAGAGTGTCTTTAAATCTTGAAGCGTTGAGCTTTTAACAAAGTCACTATTGGCATTATATACTAAGACATCACCAGTTGCGATATTCGAAAGATCTACATCAGTTAAATTAGCAATTGAGGTCGCTGCGGTTTGATTGGCGTAAACAAGGGCGTCTCCATCGCCGTTTACTGCCAATACCTGACCTGAGTTTCCAAAAGAGCTGGGCGTGTCGGTAAGACCAGCGAAGGTAGAAGACCCCCCTCCTCCAGAAGAAGAGGCGGTAGCTACACGAGAAATCGTTATATTATTCTGAACCTGCGGTACAGTAACAACCTTAGTGCTTCCTCCAGTCGATATCGTAATATTAGTTGCCATTATACACTTACGTCTTCGTTGATTTTAAACGTTCCGTAAATTAAAGTAGTGACCTTGCTTGATTCTGAGGTGTCTGTCATCTCGATATCGTAAACATATAAACCAGCAGGTCTAGTTGCCATTATAGCTGACGTAACAGCAAACCTTACAACACCATCTGTAATCAAATCAGTTCCGCTATCGGCATGAGGTAAATTGACGCCATTAGAGTCTTTAACTGTTATTTCTTTAGTGCCAGCGCTAAGATCACCGCCGTCCGTTTTGGGATCTAAAGTACTAAGTATAATATTAGCGTTAGTGTCTCCCGCTGTAGTCCCATAAGCAGTATTGGAGTCATCAGACGCTCTAACCTCCATTTTAAAGGAATCGTTCTCGCTTACTATCGAAACTGGAGTAGCGGCATCGTCCTTTAAGGTTAAAGACATCTCAAAGGTGTCTCCCTTACGGCAAACGATATCTACCCTCTGGGACGTATCTAGATTTATTTGTTGCGCCATATTATCCTAATATTTCTGATGTTATATCTCCAGATTCTTCTGGCAGCTCACCTCTCTCTCCTTTTCTCTGAGAGATAAGTTTGCTCTGCTCAGCCGATTGCTTTTTAACCCTATCGTCTTTTCTGTCCTCCTTCAAAACTTCTAGCTTTTGCTTAAAGTTTTCATCATCTTCTTTGAATCCTAAAGTAGCCTGAGCCTTGATCATCTCAATTTCCTTCCTGAACTCGTGTTTTACACTTTCAAGTTGTGCCTCAAGCTGCCCTTTAAGTTGCATCTCTTGAGATTTTAACTGGGCTTCCATTTGCATCTCTTGTTGCCTGGCCTGAGAAGTAGCCTGAGCAGAAGCTTGTTGAATCTGAGCCTGCTGCTGAGAGTTCTGCATAGCTATCTGCTGATTCATCGCAATACGCTTTTTCCTTCGGACAATTAACAGTCTTTCCGCTTGGTTAATATCCTTTAACTGACGAACAGCAATAGCGTCCTCTAAATCTATTTCTTTCTGAGACAAAGCTATTTGGATGTTCTGCTCTAGATATTGACGCTCCCCCTCTTCCATTTCTTTAACTACACGAACCCCAAAGTTGTACATAGCTAAATTCCTGAAAGAGCTAAGCACTTTCATGTTTTCTTCTCCTATAGCATTTTCGTATATACGATAAAGAACGGAATCTGGATGTATTATCTGAAGACATTTGACTATATCACTACAAACTTTTTTGTAAAGAACCATAGACGAATTAGTGATGTCATATATGGCATTATTAGCAGCCGCCAAAGCTTGCTGCCTAACCCCTACTAGCGCGTCTCCTTTTGGAGAAGAAGCATCCATAACTTCGTTAATACCTGTCGCATCGCGAATCATTCTCAAGTAGTGATTATATAAACCAATCAGCTCGTTAATGTTTCGGATACTATTACCTATTTCACGTATAGGGGGGTTTTGAAAACCGCCCTCTGGGTTCTTACTCCTATAATAAAAAACGCCAGTTTGCTCGTATATATCGTGAAGCTCAAGAGGTTGAAGCTCCCCGCCCTTGCCTAACTGCACATTTTCTAAACCTTCAATATCAATAATTATCCCGTCTGGCTTTGCTTTTGCAACTGCCTGCTGAATCTTTAAGTGCGTAAGCTGCAACTGATCGGCAAACCCTATGCAGCTATCAACCATAGACTTAGGCATCATCTCCATCAAGTTCGTAGAGCAAACAGAGAAGGATAGATTAGTCCTAGATATATCGTGAATATTCTTAGGTATGTTATTTTTCTTTCCGTAATCAAAAACAAAATCAGTACCTATAATATAACTACCCCCGTAAACAGAAGCAGATTCAAGTTTAGAAACCTCCCTGTTAAATACAGACTCTGATTGTTTTTTATAAGAACCCCCTTTAGAGTAAAACCCTACATTTCCGTATCTGCTTTCTTTGCTTTCAAAATACTCACAATCAACAGACATAAATTCAAAGTCTAAAATACCAATCTTTTGATCAGTAGAGCCTTTCGATGCGTGATTAGCAGTAGCCCCGTGAGCGGTTTGCGTGGTTAGGTTATTGTTACTTCCGTATCTTTTTTGAGCGGAAGCAGACACAGACTTAAACTGTTCTTCTGTCAGCTGATCACCCGCGAGCCTTTTAAGCTCCTGGAGAGTAACGTATTTAACACAACCAGCATAGGTTAAATCACCGAAACTTGGATCTTCGGTGTAACTATGTATAAAGTTAGCTGGATCTACATAATCAGCCTTGATGCCATACTCTGGATCATTAGTTCTTTGGACAACAGACATGCCGACAACAGCGAGGTCGTTGACACAACGCCTAAAAGTAGAATCATTAAAATCATTCCAGTCAAGAGTTAGGTTTGTAGCTATCTGAGCAGCTATCTCAGAGGAAGATTTAATGTTGTTTCCTATAAAAATCTCGGCTTCTTCTAAAGTCTCTGGTATCTCCTTTGACTTCATTCCAATACTAACGCCAGTTTTATCTTCAATTTTAGCTAACTCTTTCTTAGCCTCAATCATCATCTCAATCTTTCTTTTCTCTTTGTCTTTATCTGAAGAAGATAAAGGATCAATAGCCTCTAAATTAGGGTAAGGAGATAAAGAAAGAATCTTGTTTACTACTATTCGAACAAACTTAGGAAGAATGGGAACAGGGGTAAAATCTATATTGACCATACTCCCATCGCCATTACTTGGGTCTAAAGATGTAAGTAAGGATTTATATATACTGGTGTCTTGAGTACCGTTAGCGTATCTTCTGTTTCTTTCGAATACTTTTCTTCTCTTAGTGTAGTTAGATCCGTTTTCGTCAATTCTGCCCCATTGGTGATATATAGACCTGGCATATTTGAGACCATAGTCTTTGCTTTCTTTTTCTTCAGAAAGAGCTAGCGGATCTGGAAAACTAGAAGAATTCTTGTCGTTACTGTACATCTGCAATAAATAGAGTTTTTATAACTCCGATGCAAATATAGTAAAACTAGAAGTGCCAGGCTTTTGCCTTGTGAGTCCTAAAAAACTGTTTTTCAGAAAAGTTAGATTCTACTTTCTCTTTCTTCACTTTTTGAGCGCCGAGAAGAGCTAGTCCAGAGCTTATAGTCAAGTCAAATTTAGTTCTTTTGTCTATTTTATACCCAATCCAATCTTCAAGAGTTTTGTTGAAGTACATATTACCGAATTGTTCTGTCTCTGCTTTTATACCTACATGGTCGTGTATGTAAGCTTCAATCGACTGAGCGTGTGACTGTATAACATCCTGAGAGTTAGACGGAATACCCTTGGTCCTCACGTTTGCGGAAGAATTACTAGTTTTAAGGTGGTCGGGCCTATCCATCAAGTAGCCGTCATAACCTCTTGACTCAAAGTACCTTACGATGCCGTACTTATTGTTCTCTACAAGCAAGGGATAGCCGTAAAAAAAAGCGCACATAAGCACGTCTTCATAAAAGATACTTGCAAGGTCTGGACGAGAAGCATATTCGACTACAAACATATTGCAGGGAGCATCCATGCTAAACTTATTGTACATATGTAAAGCCCCTTTAGAGCCCCTTCCGTCTACTGTAGAGTCAAGATCATAAGAGTCAACCCCTCCAACGCCTATATGCGAATTAGGAGCTATTTTTTTGCCTCTTTCTTCGCACTTCTTATTTCTTAAATGATCGGGGGGCATCCAAGACACCCTAAATCTCCCGTTGGGATCTGGAGAAAAAACAACTTCCTCGTCCTTAGATCTCCACACGAAATTGCCTTTAACTACAGGGTTAGGATACAAAGACTCATTGTGATCTATCTGCTGATAAATCTTGCCTATGTTAAATAAACTGCCCTCAATGCTGTCCCTGAACGCTTCGTCTTCAGTAAAGGGGAATTGCCTAATTATCTCGTTAAGCTCAGAAGGATCATCTTTGAAGGACTGACGTTCGTTTTTTAAGTATTTGCGGCTGCCTATATCTATAACGTCTCCATCTATGCCATGTATTTGTACGCTCTGGTCGGGATCGTCTACGACTGCGTTTCCATACATATCAAAAAATCCCTCTAACGCATTATAAGCAGGAATAAATATCCTATATAGCCCAGACCTAGTTCTACCATTTTGATTTCTTTCGTTCGGATCGGAGTCTTTCCAAAGATCCCTATACTCTTCCCCGCCTTTATTCATGGGGTTTACAGTACTTCCGACCATTGCCTTACCTATAACTTTCTTACCTACAATCAAACAGGTTCTTTCGATCCTCCATGCTTCTCTGATATCAGTGGGTTTCTCCCACTTGCCAGCTTCGTCCAGGTAAAGCATATGTAGTTTTTCACCGTCATAAGCGTTATTTGTAGTGTTCTTCCAGTTTATAACTGAGTTCAGGGCGTCCCCTCGGTGAGAAGTTTTATTGTTCTTCGTGATACGCTTAGAAGGCTCACGGAATGCTAATTCCATCCTGGGGTTTGTAGTACCGTCTTGGATGGGTTTAAAAAAGAATGGGTAGCTACGGAATATAGCCACCACCTTTTTCATAAAAATATTTTCCTGAGAGTCTTTACCAGTCTTTGACTGTATGCCCAGAAGCTTTTCTTTAACCTGACTAGCTTCGTCCACAAGTACAGAACTGCATATATTAGTGTAGCCAGAACGACGACACTTAGTATAAAGCTGGCCGAAACAACGAGGATCAGCCTCGCAAGCAGCCATATGGGTAAAGATTTCTTTCTGGAAAGCAAGGTATGATGGGTATCCGATATCAATTTTAGACCATTGTAAAAACATATAGTGCCGCCCTGTAATGTACGTAGGTTCCCCATTATTGTAAAACCAAACACCGTCACGCCTACGCTGAAACTCCTGTTCGATGTAAGAACGAAACTTTTTTCGAAACTCGGATGGTTTTTCGAGCCACTCATCCATACTTCGAATCCTTTGCAATTCTTCTGGCATAGATATCCGCTTCCACATTTGCAGCTGCTTTGGCTGGTCATGGAAGAGAATCTTCGATCTAATCGGTTTCTTTGGAAGCACCACGAATAACCCATGGAGTTCGACAGTTTCTCCCTCTGTACCGTTAGGGTCGATTTTAATCCCTTTAGTATCATAACCTTCTATGTCGGTTAAAACATCCATTAATAACTTTGACCGTGAGAGTTCATTCTATTTAATGAAGGAACTCCTTTTTTAGGGTTTGTAAGCTTCATCTGAGAACCACATTCGCACTGACCTTCTACGTAATAGGTTTCTCCATCTTTAACGCGCATAGTCAGGCTCTTTTCGAACCTTTCTTTTCCGCAGTCTGGGCAATATAAGTCTGGCATAGTTGTTAATTTAATTTGTACCCCCGACAGGATTCGAACCTGTGACCGACGCCTTAGAAGGGCGTTGCTCTATCCAGCTGAGCTACGAAGGCGTATAAACTACATAGTAATTATTGTTTAAGTAATAATCGCTAATCGTTTGGTTATTTAGAAAATCTTTCTGCAAACCCTCCTGAATAGTCTTTGTCTTTTTCGATTTCTCCATTTTCGCTAAGTTCTTTTACCATTTGCTCTAACCTCTGACGCTCCACCAAAAGCTCTTTACAGTCAACAGCTGTTTGTTTTATCGACTGTAATTCTGCTTTACGTGCTGAACCCCCCGCCTCAGGATCTACAGGCTTTTTAACTTCCTCAATCATGTTGTCGATAGCTACCTCCATGCTCTGCATAAGTCTTTTTGCAGCGCTTATAGTAGTAAACTTACTTGCCATGGGTGAAAACAAACATAGGAGTCTTAGGACCCAAATAAGTGCCAGCTATATTGTATTCAAAAAATTCCACAGCGTCTTCATGTGGCATATCTTCAGATAAAATCTCTACGACTTTACCTATATCATATATAGCAACTTGATCTGGTCCGTAGCTAACACCTATTACGGCGTCATCAAATCCATCAGCAAGCAAACACTCTTCTTGCTCTAAGATTCCCCAGAGCTCTTCTTTGTTCATTTCGTACATGATAATTAAATTTCCTTGTAGAGTAAGTCTTCAATCCGTGTGCGGTAGTATTCCTTGTCATCAATCATAAACCTATAGTCCATGCTTTTAGGGAACCCCACTACGTCACCAACCTCTAGCCCAACCTCCTCAATCCTATCACTCTTGAATGATACACGGCCTTTACGTACAGGTATTTTTTTAATCTTAACAACCTCGATAATATCGGATTCAGTCTGAGCTTTTTCCTCCACGTATTCAAGAATTGACCACGTAGATAGAGGCTTAATCTCTCCCGTTTTTTTAGACTTGTAAGCAAAAGCTTGAGAGTTAATAGCAAGCTCAGGATCGTAAGTGACATGGTAATGATTATCGAGACCAGTAATAGGCTGACCCTTATGAACAACAACATGATGATGGAAATAAAGGGTGTCACCCACCTGAACTCCAGTATCGTGTTTAATGGGCGAAGTAACCACTTCTCCTTCAGTGATTCGATTTTTAAATTCATCGTATTTAGGATCTAGGTAAAGCTCTAGCCCGCCCGAAGTTTTGATCGTGTCATTCAGAAGCTTCTCAAGGTGAACTATGAAAAAATTTAAGGTTTTCATTAATTAAAAGTTTAAGTCAAACTCCAAAATACAAGGCATTGAGTCTATAGACTTCCACAGCATTGTAGTGTCGTCATCTTCGATGTAAATTAAGTATCTCTTTTTTTTAAACCTGTGCAGGTGTTCCTCGTCCATTATAATAGCGGAGACATTACCTGAGCCAGCTCGCATGCCAATGTAATAGGCCATGCCGTTCTTCGGATCTTTTCCGATTACAATCTTCCTGATAAGACCTTCCATTAATTTAAGGATATGCCCAATCCATCAAGAAGGTCGTCTAACGATTGATCATCATCTTCTTCGTAAGCGCTATCCATAATCATCTTCACCGCCTCTAACTCATCTCTGCTGTCTAGATTAAAGCTGTACATTGTTTTCATAGCCGCCTCGTCGGTGCCAGAAGCAATATCTTCTAGGTCTATTACTCCTATTACTATAGTAGCTAATGTGCGATCTTTCATTTCGAACTCCTCTATGGTTTCTTCCATTCTCTTAACTAAGGAATACATCTCGGCGAAGAAAAGGGTGTCTTTAGGGTTCATTAATGTAAATTTGTTTAAGTCAAATATACGAAACAAATCACATGCCTAAATCAAGCGTAAAAAAAACAAGGATGTTCAGGGAGGTTTCTAAACTTCCAGAGAGGTATGTAAAACATAATTACCTAAAGAATTTACGCAACGCTACGGATATGTTCCTGGACAGCAATCCAGACTTAACTAAGTCCTACCTGCATTTGATGCTGTTCTTATACGAATTGGAGTTTTTCACAGTCGCTTGGGTCGCTGAAAACTACGGGATGCATAAAAAGAACCTGGCTGACAGAATGATATACCCTCTTGTCGCTAGCGGGTATCTATACAAACATTTTGATAAGCTTACGCCGTCTCAAACACTAGAAGATCATTTGTTTCGGGAAGAGACAAAGTATAACTATAGAGTTCGTTACGCGATGTCTCAGAAAGGTAGGCTAGCGGTACAGCGTTTTTACAACTCACTTTAAGTGGTTTGTTCCGTTGTGTAGTAAACTCCCTTAGAATCCCTCATGGCTTTTCGGATCTGCTTACGGTTAACCCCGCTTTCTTTATAAGATACATGCACCCAGTTAGGCTCTTCGTCGTTACCAAACTCCCATATCATCTGATCCCACTCTAGGTTCTTCTTTATATAGTTGAATATATCGGCATTAGTAACCTTCCCATATATATCAGCGTCTATATCAAGAGCTTCCCCAATCATATGTTGAGAGTATTTACTTCCTCCAATAGCTTTATTTAAATCCCTACATCGGAATCCAGAAGACACACCTATTGGGACACCAAAGTGGTCGCGTATAGGCTGAAAGATATGATCAGCTATAGCCGTAAGATTATTAATCTCCCATTGACTTGGGGTGTTGTCTATTCCTAGGCGGGTGGCCGTGTTTGACTTCACCGCTTCCTTTAACGTTAGATTTTTGCTTAATTTCATTTTTCTGAGCCACCCAAGCTGGGTTGATTCTTTTGATCCGAGGGTTGTGATAATATTTCTTCAATCTATGATTGAATATAGCAAAGTTAGAAAAAAAATTTGCGAGATCGAAAAGTTTGTCCTACCTTGAGATCAGCGAAACCAAAAATATAACAAATCAATTAATTCAATCGCCATGAAAAATCTTCTTTTAACCCTTGCTCTTGCAGTTTCGAGTTTAGCATCTGCGCAATTCATCTCTTGCGAAGCTAGCTTTACTGTATCGCCAAACGATATGTATAACAATAGCACAACACATAGCTATAGCCTATCTGTTGTTCTCCCCAACGGAAGGGAGGTAGTTATGAATGATGACATGAGAGGAAGTCGAATTTCCTTAAACCCTTTTAAAGGGGATGGAAGGGTGTACACATTGACCATGAAGTCGCTGAACGGAATGGTTCAAGACACTTACGTCATTACAACCGCTTCAACAGGCAAAGGATGCGAATCTACCTTTACTCCCAATCAAACGGTAGGGAGCAGCTCTCGATTATTCATCGACGAGGTAGGAACTATTTTAGGTTTTTAACGTCTGTAAGACTCAAGAGCTTTTAACAAAGCCGCTGGCCCCATTCTTTCCTGATCGTCTCTTAGGTCTCTTCGCTGCTGCCTCCTAACAGATCCTTGCGATCTAGAACCGCCCAAGTTAGGATCTTCAGCAAGTAGGTAATTCTTAACAAATTCATTAAAGTCGTCTCCTGATCCAGAGGCGGCTTTTTGTGAATAGGCTCTCATAGCAGTTTCTTCATCAACGGGAAGCCCGTCAACGTAAAACATAGTCTCATCCTCTGAATACTCTCCAACAGGATATTTAGTTAACCTACCATCTCTATCGTACTTACCCTCCATTCCTTCAGCACCCTGTACTACTCTTTTTCTTTCAATATGAATTTCAGGCTCTCTGCGAGGATCGCTAACACCTCCGTTCTCATACTTCTTAACGCCTCTACCCTTCAGGATATCGGCCATAGTAACCTTACCGTCACCAGTCAGATCTGGGAATTTACCACCTTCCATGTATTGGGCAAGCTTAGCCATGCCTCCTTTGCCGTACATCGGCTTCTTATTCTTCTTTGCGTACATAGGACAAATATAAGTTATTTCTTTTTCTTCAATCTGGACTTCTCTCGCCTACCACGATTCTTACTCTCAGCCTCAAATCCTACGATCTTACCGCCCTTATGAGACGCATCAAGGCTGTCCCCATTCCCATAGGTTCCTTTCTCTCGGTTGTACTGGTTGAGCTCAGCACGCTTCTTCTTAGCCATGCCTCCAGAACCAAACTTCTTGTACTCTTTTTTATAATCGCGCTTCTTGATCTTCATCTCTCTATACCTTCATTATAAATACGCAAATACTCTTCTGGTGTCTTGTTCACCCCTGGTGCCTGAAACTCTGTACCGTCTCTTAAAGAAGCGAAATACTTCCTAGTACCCTGACGTCCTAAGAAATGAGTCAAGGCAGCTACCTCATCAGGTCTGTAATCCCACTTATTACCTAGCTGCCCCTTATACTCCCTCTCTAGGTCCGCAGCATTACGGGATAAACTAGGCCCCCCAATACCCTTTTCAATCCTCATGTCCATAAGCAACTCCTGCAACCGAGGATCCCTAGATAAACTATCCCTAGAAACCCCCTCCATCTGCGGGAGATCATCAACCAAACTGTAAAGCTGTCCATAGCGCCCTGTAGCGGAACTCGTTGGGTTCATCATATACTTTCCCCCACGACTCTCGGCCCAGCTAATCCCCCTCTTTAATTTCTTAGGGTCAATAGGATCGCCATACTTATTGACTTTCATCTCACTGGCAACCGCACAGGTTGATGTTAGCTAATAAACAAACCGAACAGATAATGTTGTCTTCTTTTCTCATATCACAAAGATAAACAAACAACTTAATTGATTCTAGTAGATAGTATAGGATGGATCACCCCAGTAAACACCAATATAACTAAGCAGTAAATAAAAAGCTGTCCCTTATCCATTCCAGATAACGCAATAACCCCTATAGAAGAGAATATACCAAACATCATCCTCGATAAAACACCGAGAGAGATAACCCCTATAGAAGAAACCCCAGGGGATCCCTTAGACAGCTTAATGAATACCCGTCCTATACCACAGTAGATTACTCCCACTGCCAAACCTAATGCTAATCCCATATGTGCAGTTCTTGCGCCTTTACAACTTAATTAGTTTGACTGACGCTACGTAGCTACTGTTTTATTACTTACTTAAGTAATCCTAAAGACAGCTTCGTAGGTTTAAAACATCTGTGAAGCTTTATCGCTGAATAGCTTTGGCGAAGTTACAACTTTTTTCTTTAAAAGTCAAGCCTATATTTTACTTTAAGTAAACTCTATAAGTCACTTAATGACAGCCTCTTAACCAGTGTGTAGGATGGTTTGTTCATAACTTCGTTGGTAAAACCGCTTTAAAAAAAGGTGCGTAATACAGATCTTTGGGATTATGTATACTGCTAGGTATGACGCGCGTAGACCCGAAACGCATTCCCTGACCCCCGTGGTGCGCACGTAGCGTACTCTGCCGAAAGGATTTCAGCTTTATGTAACAGCATTCAACCCCCTATCTATCAGCTACTTAGCATAGTCCACTTCAAGTTTGACTTCAACTGAAGCGTACAAGGATAAATCCTTGGGATGAGAGACATCAGGACAATCCCCCCCTAACCATAGGTTAGACAATAGCAACCTTCATAAATGAAGGTACTTTCCCCTCTGATTTCGAGGCATTTCCTTCAACCTACGTGAAGCATCTTCGATGCCATGTGTTGATATTCACCGCGTCGAAAATCACAGAGTGATTGGCATGGTGAGAGAGGTAGAGATAGAGTATATGAAGAAGGAGTCTTATGACTTCTTCATTTACTCTTTATCTCTTAAGTCCTCTTTTCT